TTATGGTGGGCACGGTCTTTACAGTAGGGGTGTCCTTGTAACTGTTCACATCCAACTTGTACATCATCCCGTTGACAAATTGTTCAATAAATTCCCTGTACTTCGCGATGGACCTTGGCACTTGTATCGTAATGGTCTTATCGATGTCTGTACGCATATTCTTCTCCATGGATGTCGCCAATGCCGGGGCCGAAACCAAGCAGGAATGTAAACGTTTTGTTCATAACCATCCGCGCGTCAACCAAATCCTCCAGCAGATTAAGCAGTTCCTCGCGCGACAGATAATCGCAGTGGCTAAGAAACACCACATCGGGGTCGTTTGCGTGGCAAGCGTCGTAGAATTGTGTCATCGAGAACGTTGCCACACGTCTCTCGCGTTGAGTTACCGTAGTTAGCTCGGGTAACACCCCGATTTCGTTCCAAGACGTCTCCATTTGGTCGTTATACCAATCCCCGCTCGAATGTCCATCGACGTTGCCCACCCTGATGGGAAACGTTCGGACAGCCATATACGTTTGGGCTAGGCTTCTCGCCGGTATCCGCGCATCGGCCAATCCTTGCATCACTGTGCATTCTCGGCTGGTCACTTTGGGATAAAAACACGAATTGATTCCCAAACTGAACCCTTGAGCCACTTCCATGAAGTAAGCGTTCTTCTCCGGCTTGATGCGGTGGTCTTGTATCACAACATTAGGGGCGATCCGGCCCAGCGACCTACTGGCAACGGCATTTGGATTACGGGCTATCTTCCTAATCAGCGCGGCTCCGGTGCCGCTGCGAGTGCCAGCTACTGCAGCTATTGAGCCTATCTCTTCAGCGCGCCGGTCCTCGTCGGTCACGATGGCGGCGTTGGGGTGCACAAATACCCGAACAGTAGGATACGCTTCTACCTCCGCCTTTAAGATTTCGGGATCGATTATAGCGCCAGCCGAAAGGTATATTGGGATCGGGAAGCCATGCAGCGCCATTGACACACCGAATGTAGGCAACTGCTTCAAGACAACTTTCATGCCGTAATGGTAAGAAGTATGTCCACTATTTGGGCCACCGCTGTAAATAGATCCGCCGATGCTGTGCATTAATCCGTCATTAATCGCTTCCTTGGCCAAGTACGCGCTCAACGCCCCCTTTCCCGTTGAGCCGTACTGGCCGTCCACGATGCAGTGGACGCCAATAGTATTAGGCATTATCATCCTCCAGTTTAAGGTCGGGTTTAAACCGGCTGTCCGACACGGCGGGCTGTTTATTTGCCGGTTTAGCAGGGCTTGGGGTTAACATCGCAGCCAGAGCGTTGTAGCCAGCGCCATCGGTGAAGTTGTCGACCGAGTACCCGTAAACAGTCCTTGCAGTCTTCACAAGGCCCATCATGTGGGCAACGTCGTGTGGCTTCAGGTTAAAATCGTCGCGGCTGGTAAACGTGTGTGAAATATACACACTCCACAGTTCGGCTATCATCTTGAATGAGCGCTCGGTGTGGCCGTGCTGCTCTAATCGACGCCGCACGGCATCGCTGGCGTCAAGAAGTGTGCTCTCGGCTATTTCTAGCGGCGTATCTTCAAGCTTTGCGTTCATTTCACCCTCTGATTGAATAGTAGTATTGAACTAGTTGATTATAGAATTCTACAGTTGACCCCAAGGAGAAACACTCCTTGCAGTTTATCCTAGATTGGGGTTTGTGGAAGTAAAACACCCCGTCTTTCCACCCAATCATGACGGGGATTACGTGGCCGATATTCGCTGACACATCGGCAATTCGATTTAATTCTATTAGCTGGCGAGCCGTGGGGCCAAACACGTTGTCCTTAAGCATCTTAACTTCAGCCATAAATACTGGCAGCCCAAGTGGGATAAGGATCATGTCGTAAGTACCCACGGTGTATTGGTCTTCGAGGCGGCGGCCATAACCGCCATTGGCCTGCATATTCTTTACGATGCGCCGCTTGATTTCGGCTTCAGTCATCCATTACTCCAGACTGGTCAACCCACCACTTCGTGACAGTGAACATCCGATTCTCGTTCTCGTCGGCCTCGCCCATTTCTACCGTTTGTGATTTGGGCAACCACACTTCCTTCTTCGATCCCATTGTAGGGTGGATAAGGTAGGCTTTGGCTGTGGTGTGTTCAATTCTAGCTTCGATTTCCACGGTTGGGTCGCCCTCACGATACGGCATGGTATCATACTCCTGTGTGTCTGTCAACCATGTTTTCTGCAGCGCCACGATCTTCCGTGGCGGACGTACACTTTGTGCATGTTGTGACGCTCACATACGTCCAAATGCCTGCGTTCACGCTTAATCGGCTCAAAATCGCCCAGAACATACCGCTCTTGCTCTGGTTCGACGGGTTTAACCACCAGAACAGGGGTTGGCATCGGTAATCTATCGGTCTTGGTTGACCTTACAAGCAACACTGGAGCGGGAGTAAGGGCTATTGATATAACATCGTCGTGCCAAACATTCTCAAACGCTGGCCCAGCCGCTTTAACTGGCTCAACAATCGACTGTCTAGCAGCAAGCACCATAACTAAGGCCAAAGCCGCTGACCCACATAACGCAATCTTAAGATGTTTATTCATCGTATTTATGGTCCATCGCCAAGCCTCCGTTTGAGTTCATCAATCTCGTTCAGCGCCGCCTGCGCCGCCTCGCGGATCGGCCCGTCCCAGTCATTCTGCAAGAATCCCAGATCCTCCGGGAACAGGTCGCCCTTCCGCGCCGTCGCCATCCACTCCAGCCGCTTGCGGTTCAGTTCTGAAATCATGTCAGCACCAGCTTCTGGTTCCCGAACACCACTTTAAAATGAGTCATAGTTCCCCCTTACAGTCAGTTATCTAGAGTCGCAACGGTAAATTTGGATAATAGTGCGGGCCATCATTCGGCATTCGGTGCGCGCATTGATAGCATCGATTTCAGACCTAGTGTAATAGGTCGCCTCGCGGTCAGTAATCATGCAACCAGATAATGTAACGGCGGCAATAATTAAGACTGCGATTTTCATTAGTCCCCTCATTTCTTATTCCTCATATCTGTCGAGTTTATCCCCGTAGGAAGCCCTCGCCCAATCCTTACCACTGCCCAATCCAAATGGGATTGGTACTATTAAGCCCAAGTCTTTGGCCACGTGTTCAATGTTACGTACCAAATCGTTGACGTCGTGGTTCGGATTGCGCTGCCAAATTAAACTGTCGTGAATGGTTAACAGCACTTGTAAGTCATTAGGATACGCGTCCTCATACTTACATGCCGCCAATAGGCACATCTTTATGTGTTCACCCCCTACGTTTTGGATTATTCTGGACACCGCGCGATAGGCAAACCTTGGGTCGTCGCAATAGGCCCGCCTACCAAGTATAGTCTTAACATATCCCCGTCGCTTGAACACCCCGATGGCTGTGTCCTGGAATACTTTGATAGCCGGGAATGCCTCGGTTAGGAATTTCCTGTGCGCTTCAGCCGCCCTTTCCAAGTCCCAACGCATGTGCCCTGCCAACGTCGATGGGGACATCATTGTAAGCATCCCCATTCCCATTCGCTTAGCGACTTCGCGTTCTAGTCCGAGGACTTCAGAGGCGCGGTCGTGGATATCCATAGTTCCGCTTTTGTATCCAGCAACGAGGGCAAAGTCACCTGAATAGTGAGTGAATAACCTTGGCTCCTGCTGTTTCGCATCTGCTTCTTCAATGACGAATCCCTCGTCCGCAATAACAAGCCGCCTAACCACTCTTCCAACGTCAATATTTCTTTTGGGGTAAGCTTGAAGATTCGGCTCAGAGCACGAGAACCTGACACCTGCAACTCCATAGTCGTCCGATTTGGATTGATTGAGAACTGGGTGCACTCGCCCATTTACATTATGTGTATCAATCAACGGAGCTATAAAACTGTCGCGTGCCTTCTCCAGCCTCCTTACTGCTAAAATGGATTGCCCTATGTCGTTGGTTTCAAGCCACTTTTCAGTAAAGGAAAACATCCCCGTCTTAGTCTTTGCAAATAATCCGTCCGTGTAGCCGTTAGCGCGGTACAGTTGTTCCACTGCTTTGGGTGACCGAACGTTAAACCCTGGCACAAATACTTTGCTTTTCTCGGCTATTACCCCCTCTATTTCCCCAACTACTCTTTCCGCGTACTCGGCGTCGATCCGTAATCCCCTATTATGTATTCGAGCCACATAAGGAAGTAGGTCGCATTCCAACTGCCACGCCTTACGAAGATCGTCCGCATCGAGTATTCGTTGCTGCGCCGCCCAAAGTTCAAGCGTAGACACGCCGTCACCCGTGGCGTAATCCACGACTAATGGGTGGTCGCCCTCAAGCTTATAAAAGAACTTCATTTGTTTGCGGTCGGGCAGCCCACCAAACCGTCGAGATAGCTCTGCGTATAGAGCGTCACCCTTCTTGGGCGTCACTTGGTAGCGACGGCAGCACTCGTCCAAACCGTACCCCATAGTAACGTCACTGATGATCGATTCATTGACCATCGTGCATTCCATGGGCGCGCTTACAGCAACTCCGTGACGAAGACTAATACGTAAGTCAAAAGATAGGCTGTGCCCGACAGTTCTATAAAGAAAACGGCCACGGTCAATAAACGCTCTGTTAAGTTCTGCTTCGAATTGCTCAACATTGGGTATATTGCCTCCTCCTTCGTGACGCACTGGAACGTATATTGAGTGGGTCTGGTTGGTTATAACATACCCACAAATTTTGTCCCTAACGCTCAGTCCGGTAGTTTCCGTATCGTAAGCTATGGGGGTGCGTTCGTGTCTGACTATTGCCAAAGCTGTGTCAGGGTCAACGGAATGGATCATGCGCCACCTAATAGTTAGCGGAGAGGTATAAATACCCCTCCACAGTTGTCCCCATGTGACGCTAGAACTTGCTGGCTACTTTCTCGTCGTACACCCTTTCGGTGCCCTTAGTCTCCGGTTCGTCCTCCGTCTCGTCGTTCGCGACCCAGCCACCCTGATTGAACCGCTCGAACATTTCACCGCTGACTTTAGCTTGCTGTTCGTCGACGAATCCAGCCCCGGTGTAGGTGAAGTTGAAGAACGGCCCCTCGGCCCCCTTTTGCTGCACCGACGCTATGTCGTACACCTGAAGATAGTGAGCCACCGGCTTGGAATCGATTCGCGACAGCAATTGCTGCATTGGCTTGATACTGGACCGCGTATTGATGATTATGCTTGGGCTAAGCTCTGGGTAGTCCAATAGCATCCACATCATCTGGTAAGTGAGGCTGGCCGCCGGAGCCGAATTGGAGTCACCTGGAATAGATGTCCCGAATTGGTCCAGTTTGGACTCGGCCACCGTTTTCGCGGTGCGGTAAGTCACCTGAGTGGGCGATCCTTTGGGCTTGACGGTGAACTCGGCGTTCGGCGGGTCCCAATGGATGCCGTCCATGGCTCGGGCCAGAATACCCCGGTCATCGTTGCGTGGTGCCCAAAGCACGTACGACTTGCGGATAATGATGGGGACGCCGCGTAACGTCGGACCTAGGTTTTCCTGCGCGATGGTATGCCAAAACTGTCCAGCCTTGGCAGCCTCGGGGAAATCATTAAGCTCGGGGCTGATCGCTTGGATCAGTTTAATTCGCGGGATAATGCGATCGGTAGAATCGACATTACCAATCCTCGCCTTGGCGTACTGTGCCAAATGTGCGGGCAGTTTATCGTCAACCTTTGTTACGTTGCTCATCTTCCATCCTCTGTCTGATCTGGTCACAAAACTCAAGAAATTTATGAAGAACCTCGGGTTCCAATCCAACCCAATGGTCTTCATTTCGGCGTGGCGCTCTTAGTGTAATCATAAAACCGTCGAATGACACGTACAACCCGTCTCCGAGGTACACTTCTGTAAGCTGGGAGCTCATTTCGATTTCACCCTAGTTATCGCTGTATAAGTCATCACGTTGGTTACGAAGGTTGGCTTTGGCAGTTCAATGCCATCATCGTTTAGCTCCCTCGCCAGCGCACCCAAAGTCTGAGCATTGACAGTCTCTTGGATTACTCCGCCGTGTTCATTAGCCCGCAGCCATTTAAACCCAGCCTCCTTGTCAGGCATAGATGCAGACCACCGTGTGCCTAAGGCCACGCGGCCAACTCCCTCGATAGTGATGTTCTTGATGTTGTGGGAGCGCATGACGCCGGGAATTTGCTCCCGCGATAGCTTCTCTTCTATTTGGGATAGGGCTTCACGAGATTCCTTGATTAGCTCGTTTGCCAAGCGTAGCTGATCGTAGTGCTTGATCACTCTGATGTGATCGTCGGAGCCTACGGCCTCGTCGGTTTCACTCCTTATTTGTGTCGTTATCTTGGATAGTGCGTTACATATATCGGATAGTCCAACCAATGTCTCTGGCTTCATGCGTTGCTCGTTGCACCAGCACGTCATTGTGCCGTGCCTGCATGATACCACACCGCGCCCCGGCTGTCAATATGGTGATTAAGTGTTTAGGGCGTTGAACATACGTTCAAGAGTTGTGCAGATGAATCGGACATAGCAAACTCCAAATACAATGGACCCCGCTGGAGGGGGATTCAGCGGGGTCCAAGTAGCTGCTTGAATAATTTTGCCCTGGAAGACGGATTATTCCGCAGCAATGGCAGGCTGGTCATTCGCCTTCTTAGCCGCGCCACTTACAGCCGGTTTGGGGAGGTTGATCTCAACCCTATTCCCGTCCAACCCGACGGCGCTGTTGGCCTTACGGACGAACGTAGCCAGCATGTTGCGAAGCGTCATGCGAGCGCGACCCTCGGCACCGTGGCGCTTCTCAGCGATCTGGTCCCGATAATGGTCCACCTTGTCCTTGGCGATGCCATTGGCTTCGCACAGTGCGAAGAACTTTTCGAAGCTGAACTCCTTTTCGGTTGCGCACTGCGATTTGATAAACGCAGCAAGCTCGTCCTCACCGCCGTTCTTGTAGCGGCCAGAGTACTTCGATGGGACGATCGATCCCTTTTTGGTGACCTGATCTTCGTTATCCTTGTTTACGATATCTGTTACGGGCATTGTATCCTCTTCGTTTACGCATGACCCCCTAATCCACCCACTATATCACATAAAAACCGTCCTGTCAATCCCCGTGAACATGTGGCGCATTACACGCGCAACCGAGAGTTCTGATTCCCCTTCCACGGCATTGCCCCCATCAATTCGGATTCGTTGGTACCGAAGTCAGCCTCGGTAAACACAAATCTAGATTCTAGTTGTACCCCAATGGCTGCGCTCATAACTTCGGTTAGAGTACCGATCTTGTACTTAAACCGCCAGAATTTGGTGCCTTGGTATGACCACTTTTCTAGCACCCCGGCGCTGATAAATTCGTCGAAGACGTAGCGCGGTTGAACATGCCTCAAGCCCATCGATTCGCAAACATCAGACACCCGTTTATTAAATTCGGGCATAGTGAACGGCGCGCTTATGTCCAAATCTTCCCAAATCCGACCTTCTTCTACGATGTGCTTAGCCACCCGCCTTGGGTAGGCCATGTTGGATTCCACGATTTGGCTATCGGACCCGCTGGAATGGAAGACATTCTCGATGTCGTGCCGCGACACGGACAGCGTATTGAATAAGTGCATGTAGTGTTCTTTGACATCCATGCGCCGGATAAACGTGTTAAATTCATCGAAGAACGGCTTAAGCGTAACGGTCCACCTACGGAAATCACTGTCCGTCATCCTCTTGTAGTCTTTGTCGTAGGTCTTGAGGTAGAACAGCGCGCGGTCTTGGGTATTGGCCTGTCCAATGTTCATGTCCCACCGGTTGGATGCGAACACAACTCGGGCAAAAATTCGATAGGTGCGGGCAGACTGAAACTTCTCTGCTCCACCCATTCGGTCGGATCGGATTAACTTCTTGATCTCGTCAGTGGCGGATTCGCTGTGGAATTTGGCTTCGTCGATAAACACAAACATCTTGTTGATGAATGGTTCGACAGAGAAAGTTCCTTCCAATATCTTTGGCGATGCAGAACCCCACTGGTTTTGAAAAAGTTGCTCCAGGAAAATGTTGCCAAAGAATGATTTGCCAACACCTTGTCCGCCTACAAACACCGGGGAAATTTGCTGCTTCTGACCGGGGTTTTGAACAGTCCAAGCGATCCAGTCCTTTAGCCATTTTATCTGCTCCTTATTGTCTTGGCTCAGATACCCAAATAGCGTATCGATCATAGATTCGCATTGTTGTAACAGTGTGGGGCTGATGTCCTTGGTCGGGTTGATCGGCCAGCCGCGCCACGTGTTGAACATAGTCATTGTGCCCAACTCAGCGTCTTGGCTGTCGGGGACAATATCGCCGCTGCGGGATATACGAAATACAGAGCCGGGGGTGAAATCCGGGTACAAGTCCCTGCCGCCCACACGACGTCGCAACGGTGACGACTCAAACAGCTTAAACACCGGCTTCATTTTACCGGCTACTTCCATAAGATCGTTACGATGCCTCCTGTCAAGTTCAGCCCCGTCGTGGATAAATCCTGACATCGTGTAAAATCGATCTCTATCAATGTATTTGTCATCTGTCTCGTCGTAAACGTATCGGTCTGCCATTTGCGTAAGAGGCGATACATCAATACCCGGCATAAAAACTGCTCTAAGCGCGTACATTGGCTCAGTTCCAATGTCAGCCTCCAGTGCGGGCCATCCGGGAATTTTTGCATCTGGGTTGTTGTCCAATTTCTTGATGGCGTCGCGGAAAATCCGCTTACGCATAAATGGTTCTTTATCGTCTAGTTCACCGCATATGAAGTCTATCAGGGATTCGGCTATCTCTGCCGTACCTACCGGGCAGAAAGTGCCACGCGAGATTCCGTCGTTGTTGTTGATACCTTGACTTTCGCGGACCAGACGAGCAAGCCAACCGGCCACTTTGCCAGCTAATTGTTGGCGTCCGCCTTCAACCCAATGAGGTTGGATTATATATAAGAAGGTCCCGAAAGCGATGCCTGTAATTAAGTCGGAAAATACTACCTTACGCGAAGTAGTGGCGGCTATTTCGCCAACGGTGGTTGCAGCCTTACCGTCTGGCGTATACCAAACGGACACGTCGTAGTGGCCGCTTTGGTCTTTGTGAATGTATATGCTCCCCGGCATAACCGTTTGCCGAGATTCCTTGATTGAATTGGGAGATTCGGAGGCTGGCCCCATTGAGCGCAATTCACATTTATACCGGTCCCCCTTAAGCTTAAATTCTTTAGGTTCAAATTCCTTCATAATGTCGTAATTAGCGAGATCGGACTCAGTTAGTTGTACCATCAAGTGTGATGGAACGCCGCGTGACATTCGGCCAAATGCGAATCTGGTATCGATGTTGAGGAATCTGAATGCTTTGATGATTGAGTGGTTGTAGCGCGGGTCTTTGGCGTCGATGTCTACGTCTAACCAGCCAAGCTGCAGGTTGAAGCCCAAATTGAGCGCCCGCATGTCGGAATCGTCGATCCACTGTTGTAGGTTAGTGTCGCGGAATTTCTTCTTGTACCAGTCTGAGGCAAAAGGATTCTTGCCTGACATTTGTAAATAGACAGCGCCTACTTGGATAAAATTATTATTGATTTGTGCTGTAATTGATCTTTGTTGATTGACTAGCTTCTCGTCAGCAGCGTTGAGCGAGAAGCCCCCCTTGATTTGCTCCATGCTTCACATTCCCTCTCCAGCGGATATGGTAGCACGGCGGGCGCTGGCTGTCAAGATTTTATATGTGTTCCTCCTGCGCTAGATGTTCATACCATTCCAACAATGTGCGTAATTCTCTGTACGCCATCTCTTCTATATCTTGGCTATCCATTCGTTCTTTAATGTGGTCTAATAATTTTGTCAAAAGTTCTGATTCTGTCATCACATAATCTCAATTGTGAATATGCTACCTTGCCCGGTGGTGCGAACAATGGAGCCGTCAGTGAAATAGTACACCTTGACCAGCGGCGGTCTGGTAGTAACGACACGAACATTGCGGTCAAGCTTCAAGGCGAAGAATCTAACCGAGTAGTGCTTTTCCTCCCTGCGCTCCCAAGTCTTAATCAAACGTTCGGCATCATTCATTGCTTACCTACTGTCTTATTGAGGTGATGTGATTTTATTTTCTTTTTGTTATATTTTACGTAGGCGTCGCCACATTTATCCGAGCAGTATTTCTTGTTTGGGTTACGTGTATCGAACATAGCGTCACAGTTAAGACACACAACATGACGGATTTCCCATTTATCCCTACCGTCTGCTGTCTTCTTTGCCCCAGAATAGGGTTGATAAGGCATTATTTACTCCCTGTGCCGTGGGCCAGCCGGTAGGCTGGCGGGGTGGCTGGTGTGCATGTAGCGCGGCCTGACGGGACCTGACGGCGTATGGCACGGCGCGCCAGCGGCTGGCCACACGCGGGCGGGGGCGCGCGTGTGGGAGCTACCGGGCGGCTATAACCAGACTTCAACGATCTTCGGGTCATCCCTGTCGTGTCGTTGAATGCGGTTTAAACCGCGCTCCATCATTTCGATACGCATGCTTTGAAGCGTATCCTTCAATACAACATCGTCAGTTATCTTTACTCCGGGGGCACATTCCCAGCGTCGCGCGACTATGTTATTAGGGTAGTCCAGCGGATGGTCGTAAACCACCCATATGTTTAGTGTTGCCATTATGCGTTACCCTTGGTGTGGTGAATGTCGTCGTTCATCACTCTAAACGCATCAGCTAAGCTAATTGATAATTCTTTGTGCAGGTCGTTGAGGAATTGGGTTATCCAATCAGTTAGCCGTAATTCCTCATTATCGTCACGCGCGGCGATTCGTGTGGATAATTCTAGTATCATCATGTTCAGTAGCTGAACTATTGATTCGCGGGCCATGTCTGAGTTGATGTTAGTAGTGTGCGCCTTCTTTAGCCAGTGGAGGTACGGCCTGAAAATAAGGTCAACAGTATCGACACACGGCTTAGGAAGCCCCCTTTCGGTTAGAGCTTTTACCATCGCGTTTACGAATTCGTCGGTAGACATGTGTTCCGTGCCAGTTGAAAGTGTCATGTTTGCTCCGTTTGCTTTGGCTTATACTTGTTGGACGCTTCTTGTACCCAATCACCGCTGAATTGGTGGTCTTCTCCTAACCACTCGGGGACGCTGAGTTTGCCCCCGTTCTTGATGATGCTCTTGACTAACAGGTTGCGCCCGGTCATACGCAACCGTCCCTGCCAGCCCTTGGTGGTGCGGTTGTATTTAGATAAGTCCACCCCATTCATCGAGCATATAAGCTCGAATAAATCCAAATTAGTACCTTTCTTGTTGGAGCACAGCGAATTGAGAAGATTGGCCAGATCATCGCCACAATGAGTGGGGTGACCTGACTCTGAATATCTAGCACGGTAGCAATCGGTGACAACTGACCCTACTTTGGGCGGTTTGATCGCCTCGTGTTCGTCAGCAGCGGCGTCCCACTCGTTATTCCAGCGGTTGAAGTCGGGGTCCTCTTCGAAGTACGGGCAATCGCCCGCCATTACCCCCTCCCAATAAGCTACTGAACCATCAGTTGGTACTCCATTAATGCGCTTCATTTCTTTCATGACTGCCTCCTGTGAGACTAGTACAGCACGGCGCGGGGTTAGCTGTCAATCCTACTTTTCAATCTTATCACTGATGTCTTTAAGTGCCGCCGCGAAACAATCTTGGCTGGTGCGCAACGATGTCGCACCGCAATTGAACCAAGAATCGGGCCATTCGCTGTCAAGGTCGCGGTAGTGCCAACCTGACGTTGTTATATTGTGCCCGTCCGCCTCCATCCATTGGATCACGACCCGGTGCGGGTTGTCGCAAAAGTCGTTTTGCATGCTGTGAACGCCTTGCTTTCGGTTGGCATTCTTGTTGTTGGCCTCGGCCTGTGGGAATTGTAGCATTGCTGCCTTACGCACATCTTCGGTGACGTAATGGGCAATGAAGCGATCGCGGCCCAAACGTAGCTCTTCCTCGCGCACGTTGACGTAATGTGGCGAGTTCGGGTTATAGATGTGGGTAATGGTGCGGCGGTCAACGTTGTACATCTTGGACAGAGCGGCGCGACTGCAACCACTGTGATGAAGAGCAAGAATCTCGCAGCGCTGCGTAAATGACAGCTTGGTAGAGAATTTGCTCTTGCCGTTGTTGATGTTATAAAGGCGAAGAAGGGCAATGCCCTCCTCCCCATTCGCCACCACCGGTTGCAACGCGTCGATCGCCTTGCCCAATTCAGCGTCATGACTAAGCGCGGTGCGTTTAAGCATGGCGTTGATGATCGACTTATCCTCGGGGCTTAGGTACTCCACAGATTCAATTAGGGTCATGTGCATTATTTGATCTCCGGGACATTAGGCAGGGCAAGATAGTCGTGGGCTTTCTTCCAGTTATTGCGGCGGAAGAACTCCTCTAAACAGGCGCCGATGTTGGAGCCTTCAACAGAATTGCTGCTATAGTTACTGTCAACGCGGAAGGTGATGCGCAATTCATCAGCGTCCACACGCCCCGAAGCGCTGATGGTTAAGTCCATGTGGTGCATGTTGTGTTTGGAATACTCGTTCCGAATACGGGTTAATTCGCGCATCAACGAGAGCTCAAATGATCTGGTGATAGTCATGTTATTTCCCCTTCTTACCGTTAGTCTTGGTGAATACGACTCTGTAACCCAAAGCACAGACCACTGCCATAATAGTGGCGTATTGCGGGCGCTTAGTGGTGCCCTCAAACCAGTTGTGCAGGGTTGCCGCTGTGACGCCGGACATCTTCTGTACTTGGGATGGCGTTACACCCTCGCGGGCAACGATGGTGCGGACCTTATCGATCACCGGGTCCTTGTCCACGAAGTTATACGAGGCGTATAAGCGAAGTCTGCCCTTGTTGGCCGATTTAGCCATGAGTTATCCCCTTCTCTGTGATTTGGTATACCCCGGCGTCCACCCGCTTGATATACTTAGCTTTCATCAAGGCGGAGAGCGCGTGATAAACGGAAGTAGCGGCGTAACCGTGCTGTTCGATATGGGCGCACATCGCCTTAACTGGAATTGGTCCGTCTTTGTTGGCCTTGATGTAGTCGAATAGGACGATCCGGACCGGCGGTGCGTCGATTGCTCGCGCCGGTTTGGGCAGGGCCTTTACCCCATCGACGGCTTGGGCCTCCTTGCGTACCTTAGGCACCTTGGGCTGGTCGCCGTACACTTCAAAGCGCACCGCGTCGTTGCCGTGAGCCAGCATCCGCATGAATATCTCCATATCCAAGTCGAAACTAACTCGTATCTTCTTAATACTCATTTGTATTCCCCTCAAGTGATGATTTGTTGCTAGTCATCGTGGTCTTCTGATGCCGGGAACATTGCAGCCCAAACATCGGGGGCAAGGCCGGTCAGTAGGAATTCGCGGTCCTCCTTGGTCATTTGTGGAAAGGCGTCATGGATAAGCAGCGCGCTGGCGGGACTGTGGGTCCGCACGTTCAGCCACTTACCAATTTCGATGGCGTCGTATGGTGAATCGATGACGCAAGTAGTCCTGCACCCGAATACGTTGAGGCGGGTAACGATGACGCCCGCCCCATCCGAGTGCTGAATGACGCTGACGTCCTTGGATATTTGGATTATCATTTGGCGCTCCGTAGTGTACCGGGGATACCCTAGCACACTGTGGGTAGTCTGTCAATCTGTCTTTCATAGCCCAAATAAACAGACCCCGGCGAAGGGGGGGACATCTTCGCCGGGGCTGACGGGGCAGGAGAACTGACCCCGCTAAACAAGCTGCGCACGGAGCAACGCGGCAGCCTGTTATCTGTTACGCATTCCGTGAATTATAGCTAATGTCACCGCCGCCATTATTTCGGGGTCTTTCCTAACTTCTTCTTCCTCTTCGGGGGTTAGATCGCGGAGCGTCAAATCCCCATTGAATACGGTCAACTTGCCGCAGCCCAAACAAATGCTGTAGTCGTCCTTACTCGGCGTTTGGGTGAAAGCCGGGTTAGCGGTGGAATTAAACAGTTTGCCGCAATTGGTGCATACCGATTCTGGTATTCGGTGTATTTCCATGGTCCCGTCCTGTTTTACATCTTTCCAATTGGTTAGCTTCTCATCCTCGTCCGGCGGGGACGGGTTGCTGCAGAATAAGCACATCACTTCGGTGCCTTGGGGGACGGTACCTTTAAGAACAGCCCCGCATTGGCGACATACTGGCGTAACGCGGGGCTGTTTCACTTTACGCGTCCTTGGGCAGCGCCTCAAACTCGTCGATTTCGTCGTAGCCTTCATCAAGCGAATGGGGGCAGTCGATTTCTAGGTCGTCCATGTCAATCGAATTCCATTCTTGGCGTTGCGAGCGCAACGCTTCTACGACGTCTGATATATTGTCTTCACCCTCGGAGCCTTCAAGTTCGTCTATTT